TCTAGCCTGGACAGCATATCCAGGTTTAAACAGCACCTTATGATAATCACTAGATGGATCAAAGTCATCAAAATATGGTGCTACGTTGAGGTTTGTCTGCTGTGGCATAATTCTTTAGAACTGCAAAACAATTTTGATATCTTCTTTTTGGTTAGCTGACCTTGTAATAGAAGGTCTATTGTCAACGTATACGATGTTTCCTGCATATTTTTTCACTTCTGCAGGAGCAATACCATCCGTAAAAGTAAGACCAAGATTATATGTCCTACTATTTATTGTGGTTTGGATGCCGCTGAAGTTTGAATCAATCTGTAAATCAACTCCTGAAGTAGGAGTGATTGTCAAACTACCTCCAGTCCCTGGAGCAGACGTAAATTCTGTTAAATCAAATCCATATGTTGGAGTCGTCTGTGCAGTTCCAACTGTGTTGAAACCTGCTACAGTTCTATCTTGCCAATATTTTAAAACACCAGTCGTTTGATTATAATTAATAACTCTTCCCTGAGCAGTTGTGCCAGTGGAAACAGTTTGAGTGAAGTAAGAATCTGCTGTGAAGGTTGCAGAACTGTATCCTGCACCTGCCAATCTAAGAGCACCAACAGCACTTGCTTTATCGGCAGACAATAAAGTGTTAGATGTGGTTTTTGGATTTTCTACAATACCAACTCTGGCAATTTGATTTCCTGTGATAAAATCAGGATTTTCAATATCATTTTCAATTCTAGAATAAAGAAGAACGTTTGTTGCACCTAGTTCTCTATAAATGTCTGCACCATGACCGCCCATTGGAGAAATGATTACATCAAAGGTTGGCCTGGTTGTACCAGTTGGAACACCACCACCAACTAAATCAACATTGGCAAAGGTATATCCAGATCCCTGATTTGTGATGGTGATAGAGTCTATTCTCTGATCATTAGTTGTTATGATTGTGCATTCTGCTCCAGTTCCATCACCTCTGATGGGAACATTAGCATATCTAGTTGCACCTACAGGACCAACACCTGCTCCTCTGTTAGTAATGGTCGCAATTTTGATTGAACCATCTACAGCATTATCTCTAACTGTTGCATTTTCAGTTCCAGTTGTCCAATCTTGAGGGACTGGCATAAAGTCAGTTGATTCAAATTTAACGATCTCACTAGGTTTAATAGAATACAAATACTTCCAGATATAACCATCACCACTGGTGCCTGCAGATCTTGGTTCAAGATCTGTAAAGGTTGGTTCATCTAAGGAAGGTTTTCCATTAGGGTTATCTGGAGAGATTCCATTATGTAAGCAAATATAAACCCTAAAATCACTATTAATTACAAAGTAAGATGCAGAGTATAAGTTTGTAGCACCACTTACTTTAGCAGTATTTGATCTGCTATAGTCATGACGATACATGTCATAGGTGGTGCCGGAGGACCAAGTTCTTTTAGTGATAACTTGCCTTACATCCTGAGAGTTGATCTTCTTCAGAGCAACCATAGAATCCCAGTACTTATTCTCCTCATCAAAATTGTCTTTTGGTGAGGGGGGATTTTGATCCCATGTCGAAGAAAAGTCAGTGGCGTTCGTCAGTCCGATGAAGGAATAATATGCATTTGTAGATGTAGTTACACCACTAACAAAATTTTTCGCATTTAATATCCTAATCTGATCAGTAATTATTGCAGCCATTGGACATAGATTTTTCTTTATTTATTATGATTAGATGTCATAATTTTTAAATTTCAATGCTTTCGATCTTTGAACGAATGTAGAAGTTGTAATTCCACCAACACCACCAAGAGTGAAAGCTGAATATGAAGTCACCTTAGATCTGGAGGCAAGTTGTATTTTACCCCAACTAAATTCACCGAAGGAGTTTGAGGTTTGAATACCAACTCCATATGGGAAGTTGTTGTCAACATCCACAAAAACTCTTGTTATATGTGAGGTTCCGATACCAACACCCTCAGAGTTAACTCCTGTAGGTCTAAAGACAGTTTCGGAACTTGCCACTTGATATACATTATCTATATGCAAAGTTCCAACACCAACTGTTTCACCAGAAGAATCTAGTGCGGTAATAGATGTTGTTGCTGATCCAACATTTGATCCGAAGACTACAAAGTAATCGCCAGCACTTAAAGAACTTGCAGTAATCGCAGTAGAGACAACTCCGGTTGTGAGACCCGCATTTCTGAGGAAAGAATTATCGGGAATATGAAGATCGAAAATAAACTGTGTGGTTCCAATTCCAACAGACGTTGTTCCAAATCCAACAATGATTCCAGAGTCTCCGCTGTAGGATACAACTTTATTCTCTTCAACACCTCTAGTTGGAGGCGAGAACAGTACGAGAGGAGGATTAGTTTGAGTATAACCCAGACCAGGATTAGTAATCGCAACTCCTGTGATTGTTCCTGCTGCTCCGATGGTGACCGTTCCAAGTGCTGTTGTAGTGGTTCCAATGCCAATACCAGCAGCAGTGCTTGCAAAACTGACCTGTGCGGTAGAATATCCAACACCACCTGTAGAGATGGCAACTGATGTAATCGTACCAGCGGCAGAGACTAATGCTGTTCCTGCGGCAGATACCTTATCATCTTGAGTGATAAACTTGACTTTATCTTGGAAGATTAAATTAGTTTTATCCTCAACTTCATTAAACACATTAAACAAAGGTCTTAAAGTATCTACGTAGATCGCTGTCGATCCAACTCCAACACTCTTAATGATATGTGCAGTAGGATTAACAACTGGTTCATAGTGTTCTCTATCTTTACCAACTTCCTGCTCATTAATAAACTTGTCTTCAGTTTGTCTACACCAAATCACAGGTCTAAGTAATGCAGTGTTTTGAATATTACCAGGTCCAGAATATGTGTTTGTCTCAGCAACATCAGTGCCTGTGATAAGATCAACAGATCTTACGTCCTCTTTAAGGAATGGATCATCAGAAACAATTTGTAAAGTATCTCCTTGTTTTACAGTTTCAAGAACTTCTCTGAGAATAACATCCTGATCACCAGTTCCTTTATAGAAAATAATTTCTACGCTATCACCAATTTTAGGTGCTTCTGTAAATTCAATTTGACTTCCACCGTTAAAGATATAACCCTCTCCAGGAACTTGTAAAATGTTATTAACAAAAACAAGAAGAACGTCCTGAACATTAACTTTAGATCCTCTACCTGCAACAATGGAGGTGACCACTCCATTCAATTCGATGGGGAAGTTTGTTCTTGTTCCATTAATAAACTGCTCAATATTGTCCATGACTTGGAGTTGACCAACAGACCATCCAGTAAACTCATCAGTTGCAATTTCATCAACAGTAATCTGGAACTCTTGGAAGGTCTTAGTGATGTCAGTTGGAATACCTACTGTTCCTCCGATAGAGACTGTCAGAGTTTCGTCATTACCATATCCAAATCCGGTATTGCTAATTTCAAAATCAATAACACTAGATCCCTGACCAACAACAATATTGACCTTTGCCCCAGATCCATTACCCGAGGACGATGAACTATAAACTAGTGGAATATTACTGTAACTAATAGGATCATCAAAGAATACAACGGGAGGTTCTGTAGAAGTATACCCAGTTCCAGGATTTGTAATAGCAACACTAACAATATGACCACCGCTAATGGAAGCAGTTCCAATATTCAATCTATTTGAACCGGTAAGAGAAGTGGTTGCAACTCCAACATTTACAGTCTGAGCACCGGGTCTGTATCCAGAACCGCTATTACCAATACTGATGGACTGAATAGTTCCCGCAATTGAAACTGCAGCAGTTCCACCAGCAGCAACCAGAGGTTGATATCCAAATCCCTCAGTTGATCCAACGGAAACGATTACTCCACCCACTGGAATAGTAGAGGTTCTAATATCTGAGGTGTTTGAAACAGCAGAACCAACAAATGAGATAGATGTGATTCCTGCATTTTCTGACATTGTAAATTGATTTGTGCTTCCAGGAGTTTGGAAGATATCCTTAACCAGAATAATACCAGTATCAGTTGCAATACCAGTTATATTTGATCCATTTTGCTTTAAGGTAAACTCTTTTTGAGTTCCGTTAAACTGATTTGAAATATCATCAAAGATATAGTTCTGATGATATGTCTCATTTGAAGAATCCTCTACACCACCTCTAAGGAATATTCTTCCCTGGAAACTTGATGAAGTTGTAATACCAGTCCAGTCTCTTTCATCAGGTGGATTTGTAGTAGATCCGATAGGAGTATTTCCAAAGGGAGCTTCAACAAAGTGAAGTACATTATCAATAATATTATAATTACCAACAACTTTGGTGACCAGAGCACCTGTAGCAGCATAAGCAACGCCAGTTCCCATCCATGCTCTTCTGACGGTTAAACGATTTGTACTACCAATACCAACACCATCCACTCTAATAATTTCATCTCCAATCTTTAACAGATCACTTCCCTTGATTGAAGTGATACCTACAAGTTTCAGAGAATCATCAGTTGTAAACATTTGATCAGCAAGAGTGGTTGTCACCGCAGTTGAAACAATCGGAGATTGAATCATATTGTCAATAGCAATAAGTCCCTTGGCATTTTGATTGATTGCTGTAAATCTATGAGATGTGCCAATACCAACACTCGTAAGATCTACCACCTCAGGCACTGGTTTGAGGGCATTTTGTGCGCTCGTAGCAATCTTAATTTCATCATCATTAACTTTAACAACGAATAAATCACCAGGTAGTAAAGTCGTTGTACCTATACCAACAAATGAAGTTGATGTGATACCAATTGCCTGTGTGCTTCCTGCACCAGCATGATTATATTGAATTTTTTCGCCCGTGACAAAGAAGTGATTAGGTATTGTAATTGAATTAGTTGTTACATTAACAACATTTGAATCGTTTCCTTCAAAAGATCTATCAAAGATCTTATCGGTCTCATGCGTTAATTCAAATGCTCTCTTAATGTCTCTTTCAGTTCCTTCATAGGTAGCAAATCCAGATTCAATCAGAGCATTAGTAAAGTCAATATTGTCTTTAGAATCATCTTCATGTCTAATTGCATTCATATAGACATTAACAACTGTGTTAATACTAGCAGCAGGTGTAAACATTAATTCTGTTGTTCCCGCTGCAGAGACTCTTGTTCCAAACGTTCCAAGACCCACTGATGTTCCTACTTCACCAAATTCAGTGTCATATGTTTCCTGAGTGCTTCCACCAGTTACAAAATCATCAACAACGATGATTTCTGACATTTGGTATTGATTGTTTGAAGTGTCTGCGACCTGAGCAACAAAGTATGCAACATCATAAGTATCAGGATAAGTAGCAACTGTATGAATACCTGGTGAACTTGAAGATCCAATACTTGTAGTTCTACCCTCTATTCTAGCGTGCTTCATATCGACGGTGCCAATACCAGTGATGCCTGCAGTGGTCAAACCAACTTGAATAGCATTAATGACACCGGTGGTTCCAATACCAACACCAGATCTTGGGTGGAACCTTATTTCAAGGTTTGATCCAACAAATGCAGCACTATAAGTACCAAGTCCAACATCTGCATCACCTGTAAGTGATGTGTTTAACTGTCCATATTCAAGTATTTCTATATCAGTTCCATTATGCACCACATTTAAATTATTAAACTCAAACTCATCTTCTTTACTAACATCAGGAGTGATTTCAAGCATCACTTTGACAGAGTTGTGGGTGTTTGCAATACTTACAATCGCAGTGGTTGCAATACCAACACCAATAGTTGTGCTATCAGATTCAATTAGAGCAACACTACCAATAGAGGTGCTACCTGTGCTCAATAAATTATCATCAAGGTTATACGATATGGCAGCAATCTGATAATCATTTACCGAGAACTTAGTTGGGAAGAATTGTAATTGACCCTCAGTCCCAGAAATGGTAAAGTCAAATGAACCCTGGTCATAAGTACTTTCAACTCTACCGTACTGATTAATGTACCCACGGGATCCGTCATGAATGAGATCAACAATCATTAATTGACGCTGTGCAGTGAAGCGAGTATCTCTCACATAAGTAATATACTTCATCGCTCTTCTGGAGGACAGAGTAAAGGTATTTGCGATACTAAACTTGGTTGGTCTGGGACTACTGTTAAATTGACCGCTTATATTATCAATAGACAAAACTCTGTTGCCTATGGATTCA